CTATCCAGAACTTGAAAGATTGTGGTGAATTTATAATCAATACCTGAACTAGCAGAGCTTTGTTCCATGAAGTCTAATTGTTTCTGCAATTGTTCACCAACTAATTGACTAACATTACCTTGAGCATCGTCACGTAAATCGCATGTAACATCTTGCCAACTATGTTTACCGGTAATTTTAACAGTACTGTTATAAACTGGCAACTTAATTTCCTCAAATTGTACATGAGGACGATCAAACTTCATAACCTGTTTAGTTAATTCTGTAGTAGGTGTACTAACTCCAAAATTACTAAAAAATACTCTAAAACGATATGCCAATTTTGGCATTAACAAACCTTGTGTTGTTAAGCTTTGTCCGTCAGCACCCAACGGTACGGTCATGTTAGTTAATGATGATGTTGCCATTTTTTATAATCTCCAATATACTTTTATTTAGTTAACATTAGGCAGCTGCCTGAGAAGAAATTGCTCCAGTATTTTCAATACGCAAAGGAATATAAATAAATTCTACTGCTTTTACTGGTTCGATAGCTATATCTACCCACAACTGATTAGCATCAATTGTTGTTGGTGTATTATTTGAAGCATCACATACTACCAAATAATCATATATACCACGTTTAGCAACTAAATCAAGCATTAAACTAGTAATTGAATTAGAAATTTCAGTACGTGTTATTGAATCGTTTGGTTCAAACAAATATTGTTTAGCAATAGTGTTTAATCGAGCTCTAATAAATGCAACTAAACGTGCTACATTAATGCGATCCAATGCTGTTGCTGTAGCTTGCAATGTCTTGTTACCAAAATTAGTAATTCCAACACCGGGTATGTAAGTAATTGGATTTATTTGATTTTGATAAAGTACATCGCGCAATCCTTGTCCAACACTTAATGAAGTAAACTTACCAGTTATACTATCAATATATCCTAATTGTAAAGCATTATCAACAAGACCGCGTCTTGTTCCGGCAGGTGCTAGCCAAGGGAAAGCAATTTCATCGCTACGTATAATAGTGCGAACCATCATATGGCTTGGAGCTGTTACTACCAAGTTACCGCTTAAATCAGTAGTTTGGCAGCTTGGATAAAATGCTCCGGCATAAGTGCTATTGGTTTCTAATCCGTCACCAGTGGACAATCCTACACCGTTGTTATTAGTTGCCCAAGTAACAATATCGTTAGGTGTCAATCGTAGCGGAGTGTCAACTACAGCAAATGCTACATCACCAATCTCATCATTCAATTCAGCCATATTAGGGGCTAACTCTGGATAAGCAGGCACTGCAATCAAATTGTAAACATTTTGTTCTTCACGTATACTTGTATTTGTATCAATAGCTGATTTTAACGCTGCCACAATAAGTGCTCGTTGCGACTGGCGTCCCATATACGGGCTTCCGTCTGCTTTGATGCCAGTAGCACTATTCCACGTATTTTTCTGAGTTTGTATACTCCAATCTGATGCGCTTGTATCAGGCTCATTATTATAATTATCAGCAGTAATACTTACATAAACTTCGCTGTTATATTGTACATATTGCCCAATATTATATGTTGTAGTCGAAGACCAGTCATATGTTGGCCATGCTTGATTATTCCAAGCATTTACTTCGAAAGATTTAACATTGTATCCTGAACGACGTGTATTCCATAACAACATACCATTTGGATATAGTTCTGCGTTAGGAGCATCAGGATCTAAGTAATTGCTTGTTAGCAAACTTTCAATGGTTGGCAACGGATCGTTTACCGGATCTGTTGTGCCATTTGGTGCCCATCGAGCATCTTGGAAAATAATTCCGTTAGATGTGGTAGAGTCAGTATTACTAATCTCTACCCATTGATCTACTCCACTAACATTTTGCCAACGATATAGCATTGGGTAATTTTCTAAATCGCTAGTATCAACCCACAAATCACCATATGCCAACGGACTCATTGCTACATCAGTTTGAGTAGTCGGAGCTGTAGCACTAACTATAGGGCCAGTGGCATTACACATAGTTAAATCATATCCACGTGCATCTTGACTAACATTTTGATAACCATACCATGAACCGTTATTGGAAATTAAAATATCTGCTTGTGTGGGATCACTGTAATACCAATATGTACCAGTGGCTGGATCTAGATATGGAGCTGAGTTTGACGCAGTATAAGTAAACGTCGTAGAACCTACCCAATTAGATAAAATCAAGCCTGAAGCTTCGCCGCTGACATAATTTTGTCTCACTAAAAATGTGCTAGTACTAAATCCGGCAGCTGTAACTGGTGTGCCAGTTACATTTGTAAGAATAATATCGCCACCAAGGCTATGTGTAAACACTATAGCACCTGTACTGGAAACTGTAGCACTAACATAAGGAACACCGGCAGCACTAACAGCCGCAATAAATGCGCTGACACTTGTTCCACTTAATGTGGCCGTTGCTGTTGTTAAAGTTGCTGTACCTGGTTGTGTAGCACTAATTGTAAATGTATTGCCACTTGTAAATGTTGGGGATGTGGTGTTACCAGTTACGATTGTAGAACCACTAGCATATCTTTCTAAAATTAGCAAACCAGCTAAATTATTATTGAAAGGAATACTTTGAGCATATGTTGTAGTTGCTGCAATATTTTTTCCGCCACCAGATGGATCTAAGGCATAAATTGCTGTAGCATCACTGGAATACACAGGACAATTTTGAGCAATAAATGTACCCAATGTTGCGCTATAGCTTTTAATAACTACATTAACACCTTGATTAACATTAGATGTTTGTTGCCATACAGAACCAGTTGGAGCTGGTTGATTGCTAAATGTATTCCATTGCGGAACTGTGTAGCTTGGGCTTGCTTGATATGCCGGAGCATAGTATGTACCAGCTGTAATGCCTAAAGTAGCTAATGGCGTACCAGTTACATTGGCAATTGTAATTGAACCAGTTTCTAAATTTACAGTACCGCCACTGACATAAGATGCTGTAGCTGTGCTGGCATAACTAACACTAGTTGTTGTACAAGCAGTTACAGTAAATGTACCGTTATATGCTGACGGATTAATGTTAGCAACGTTAATTGTACCGCCCACTGGGAATGGGGCACTTCCTTGGGTGGCAAAAGTCAATGTTGCGGTAGATCCAGTTCCACTTGCCCCTGTTACTGCTAATTCAGGACCAGCAGTATTATCACAATATAAGTTTAACGCACCGCCAATATTGGCAGCATGTACACCTGTAATGCCTGCTGAATAAATGGCATTTGCTATGCCAGTTACAGTATTATTTGGGCCACCCGGAACTACAATAGTAATTCCGTTAACAGTGAATGATTGTGTAGCTGTTACGCTAACAGGAGTAGTAGTACCTTGAATAGTAGACCAAGCAGTTTGCCATGCTCTACTACCTACTTGTACCCAGGTATTATACAACGAAGACAAATATGAATCAGACGTTTGTGTACTTGTTGGGCCACCGCGTTTGAAGTAAACAGGGTTGTTAACATTAGTGGCAACTACCGCATATTCACCAATACTACCATAAGTTTGTAGTGGGATAGATCCGGAAACATATGCTGTATCTGTAATTGTTGACGGGGCTTGATTTGTAAATTGCCCAGTAGTTTGATTCCACTGGAAAATACCCCATGTAGTATTAGTAGTATCTAACCAAAAACTACCAGCTGACGGAGATCCGATTGGACGATTTAAACTAGCAGTAAGAGCAGAAAGATCAATATCAGCACGTAATACGTAACATTGATTAGTAACACCTAGAGCTGAGTAGGCCGCCAATAGACCGTATTCATTAAGTTCATATCCATTGATAGGAGTACCGTTAGTTGTTTTATAAAAGAATGGTACTCCATAATTAGCAGCCAATGAACGTTGACTAGTTGCTAAGAACAATTTATTAGCGTTTACAGCCAGTGTACCAGGAGCAATACCTGTACCGTCGCCGGAAATTTTATTCGATGCTGTGGCCAAGACCACTAACGGAACTGAATTGGTAGCGGCAGGAAGGTAGTTACTTTGATCAACTACTGTGACTTGTACGCCAGGAGATACTAATGTGCCAGACATGGTTTAATCCTTTTTAATAATAATAATATTTAGTCCATATCCTAAAAAAGTGGCATTATCGAATCCCTTTGGTAAAGGTTTTTAGTGTAAATACAATATGAAAACCCCGAATAGACCTATTTGTCAAGCTTGTGAGCAACGATTTTGTGCCATAAATTATCATCGTGAAAATAAAATACATTATCGAAGCAGGTGTGATAATTGTTTGAAAAAAAATCG